AAACGCTGCCGGAAGTGAAATATGCCGTTCCAACTCTGACAAAGAACGTATACCCCGTTGGTAAGGTAGGTGCTGTAGGGCTTGCGCTTGACAGGCTTGATACATCACCTGTTACTGGATTGTAGATAAAGAAAAAGTGTATCCATGAAGAAGCATCAAACGCTCCTGATTGGTCACGGCCTCCTGCTATTGGTCCTGCCGTACCTACATTGTTAGTTTCATCAAGATTGGCAAGGGTTATCGTGTTCCCGTCTATGTCATGCAGTACAGCAACGTCGGCAGTATATCTCTGGTCGTCAGAATCAACATATATTCCCCTCAAATCCAGAAAGTAGCTTGATGGTACTGCTATCTTGGCCTGAGTCTCATGGACGTAGGATGAAGGCTCGATACTAATAACCGTAGCCTCGTCAATCGAAGTATCGTACAGTTCAAGCCTTCCATCTTCCCTTGCAACGCCTACGGCTGGAACAGTGTTGATAACCGTTCCCGCGCTGTCAAGGACGGTCTCGCTGACAAAATCCTCGGTTGATTGAACTGTGGTTGTCGAAGCCCCCGATTGCCCTAACTGCTTCTGCAACTTCTTAATAAGTTTTTCCTGCTTCTTTAACTGGTTGTTCAGGTCTTTCAATCCGTTCTTGTCAAAGTTGCGTATCATATTTCTCTCCCCTGCAAAGCAGACCGAAGCAAGCAGAAAAACCGTTGCCAGTGCCAAAACCGATGTCTTTTTCATCCTTCATCATCCCTCTAAGGTAAGGGGCAGTCCGGTAATCTCCCCTTTCAGTAAAATGGCCTCAATCGCAAGGTGCTTCCCTGCCACTGACGGCGAAATGGATAAGCCGATCTTTGAACCCTTCAGATAGTCGTTTACGCCCATGAGTTGCTCAAAATACGTGGTGTAGACCGTCGCAATGTGTCCGGTTGAAGGAAAGGTTTTAGTGATGGATGTATTGAGCGTCTGGTTAATTCTGAACTGAATTTTAATTGCTCCCGCGTTTGCCTCTGCGCTCCTGCCTTTTACCCATATTTCTTTCAAGAGAACTTCTTCGAAGGGGTTATCGGTAATCTGATAATCCTTGGTCACAACTTCCATCGTAGAGGCATATCCGGTATCAAGCTGGTAAACGTAGCCGTTTGTGGTGGCACCGTACAGTTCCCCTGCGTCACCGGGACCGTTGAAGATGCAGAAACAGCATACCGTGTAATCTGAGGTTCTCCACTTCTGCTCGGGAAGGTAACAGTCGAGCAAGCTCCTTGCCCCGCCTGAAGCAGCCTTGACGGATAACCATAAATGTTTGTTCCGGTAAATGGCTTTCGTGTACGCATGGCTGTACGTGCTCCCTGTAAATTTATCTTCTATGGCATCACTGATCGGCCCTGTTACCTGTGAGCCAGACATCAGATACACTCCGTCATAACCTACAAATGCCCGTGAGCCTTCCACGTCACATGAAGCCCATGGACCCATGGAGTGCTTGACAACGCCTATTTCCTCAATGTCGTCTGCCGTTATCTCTGCAAGGTCTACCCTAATGCGTCGTATTCCGGTAAGAGTGTTGACAAACAGAACATCATCATCAGTCCAAACATCCAGGATCTTTGAATCAAATTTCCATGCCTGCAACTCGCTCCATGCATACCAGTACCCGCTATTGGTGAAATAGAGGTATTCAGGGTGAGCCGCGTCGCCATATCCGGTGAGCCGGTTCTTGTAGGACGGCCCAAACTTGGTTATGGAAGGAAACCGGATAGTGCCCTGCGGTATGCTGTCATCTGTTGCTAAAATGCCTGTCTCATAATCCTCTATGCCCGTATAGTAGGTTGTTGTCGTGTTGTCCCATATAATCTCATCGAGCCGCGCTTCACTCCCTAATGAACCGCCCTTGCGGAATATCCATCGTCCGATAACGGAAGCGTCCTGAGACACTGGAAGAAGGGATAATACAGCCCGTGAGCCTGAAAGTTCTACCTCGTCGCTCCACTCTGATAATGCCGATGGTTCGTTGTTGGAGTTCACAAAACAGGTTGCAAACTGATAGATACCCGTGAGGCCCGTTCTCCTTCTCATGTGAAGGTCATCGAACCATACTTTTACCGGACTACCTTTGCTTGCCCCGTAGACAACATACTTCACGGCAAAAACATCAGCCCATGTCTTTGCTGAGGTTCCAACACGGGTAAACTTGCTTTTCTGCACTTCCATATAGAGCCAGAGGTTGTCTATCTTGTTGGCTTTCTGTCCGGTCATGTTCAGGCGGGTTACAAGTTCTTCGGGTGTTATCTCGTAAAACATCGAATCCCCGTAATCACCGTCGTTTATATCAAACCATATCTCGATCTTCTGTATGGTCTTGAACCGGTTCCACTTCATATAAAAGCAGATGTAATCATCGTCGGAGGATGTTTCGGACTCTCCAAAGATGGATAAATCAACGGCCTTTACCAAACTTGCACTGTAACTTTTTTTAGCAGGACAATTGATATATATGGAGGTGTTTCCCTGAACCTTATAATCCTTGTTGGTGTTGAAACTCCCATCGTCGCTCCATACCCATGCTTCGGTTGTTTCCATCGTGGCGATTGACTTCTCAGCAGACTTTTCCTCAAGTTTCCAATCGTCAAAGTACATGGTGCATGCGCCGGTTGTTTCGGCCTCGATCTCAATTCTGACAATCGCGCTCCAATCGGCTGTGCCGGTGTCGGTAAAAGCTGCTTTTGGTATCAGTAACTTACTCCAAACGCCCGAAGATGAACTGTTTAATCCTCCTGTTCCCCCAGGGGTAAAGATGTAGGTAAAATGTTTCGGTGTGGCTGTGTCAGAATAAAGACGGAGTTTGATATTCGTGAGGTTTGCCGTATTTGTGCAATAGACCCAACACGTTATTTCATCGGATGTGGGAGAGGCTACACCATCGATATGATAGGCAAGGTTCAACGATACGGTCTTGTAGGCTGTGTTCGATGCCCCTGTCCTGACAAGTTTAAGACTCTTTGTCCCCTGCTTGATATACCGGTAGTCCATGTTGTTTGAAATGTTAAAATCGGTTGTCCAATCTGCCGTTGCTCCCTCAAAGTTCTCGATAACCTTTCCGTAGGATGTGGCAAGGATAGGAGCATTTTTGATGTATACGTTATCAAAGTTGACTACCGCGCTTCCTGTTACTCCGGTGAGGTTTACATAAAAACGTGCTACGCTGTTCCATGCCGGTGTCCCGGTGGCTACAAACCGCGATCTCCTGATCTTTATATCAGTCCATTGGTTATCTCTCTGTAAAACAGCGTCTAATTCAGTCGGGTCGATTGTTGCCGTGTAGTAATTGCCGGATGAAGTGTAAAAGTCTATCGATATTGAACTCACATAGGCCCGCGTCCTGTGAAATACCGATATGCAGATAAAGTCGTTATCTGATACACTCCCGCCATTCGGGAACTTCGAAAAATCCTGTGCGGAAGCATAGGTAACATAGCCTGAAACGGTTGCCCCTGCCCCTGCCGTTATCTTGAGAGATCTCCTGTTACTCCCTGTCCTCTCCGTTGGTCTGAAATAGACAGTATCAACTTCAATGCCTGAACCGGTGTTTATCGTTTCGTCAGTCTCAAAATACGCAACCTTCTTGTAGAATCTCGGCGGTTCCAGTCCTGCTTTCTGAATGGCGTTTGTTCTCGGGTAGAACTCGTAGGCATCGTCGGTGCCATTGATGATGAAGGTTCTATCTTGCCAGTTGACCCAATCATAGTCTAACCCTGCCGTTAATCCTGTCTGTAGGTCCCCCCATGCTACCCCCGTATCGTACTTTATTTTCCCATTACACGCGACTAAAGTATCTTTGTTACCCAAGTTATCAAAGGAGCGGAAAATTCCATCTACGGCGGCCCCTGACTCAAGCTGCGTGTATTTTGCCGTTCTGCCCGGAGCCACTTCCAACACTCCCTTGTCAAAACTACAGTGGGCGGCAGTCTGAAGCATGCCATCGGGGATGTCAGCCCCGTTTTTGTCGGTTGCTAACCCTGACTTGTCAAACTTGAGCAGTAAGGACCATTCTTTCGCCATTATCCCATCTGTCCCCAAAAGTTAGAATGTACCGACACTTTCAGCCTCTTTGTTCTTGCTGCCTTCTTTAAAAGGATGGATTCATAGTCACCCTTCCATTTTGCCGCAGCGTCCCAATCTTTCAGCCGTTCACAGCACTTGTAGGCAATGCCCGCAATAATGGCTTCCTCATACTTATCTTCGAGAAGGTGTGTGTAGGTGTCCCCTGTCGCTGCCGGGTGAATGGCCCAATAGTAGAAATAATACGTCCATGCCCCTGACGGCTTGTTTTGCAGATAAATCTTCGAATCTTCCCTGACGACGGTATACCGTACCGGCAATGCGGCAACATCGGTATTTGTTTTAGACCATTTCAGATAGTCGTCCGGGTCCATCCAGATCATTTCGTAGGAGTCAACCGTCATAAAGCGCCTGTCGCTGTAATCCGTAGGCATAGTAATATATGCGGTATCCGCAGTTGTCGTTCCCGTGTCTGACTTTGCAAGAATGTTATACCGTTCCGTCATGTCACGGAGAATTTCGTCAAACTCGGTGGTGAGGGTGATGGACTGCCCTGACCGTCCGGCCTTCTTAATCCCTGCCGCGATCAGTACCGATCTCTGGCTCGCGCTCATTTGCCTGTCTCCTTCTTATACCCGCATACCGGACAGTAGCCGAAATCAAACGGTTCCTGAGTGTAGATATTTCCGCACTTCGGACACCTGATGCAAAACCCTGCCACATGCCTGATGGGGAGGGATATTTCAATGTCGCCGTCTATCTCAAGGGTGATGCTCCCGGCCATTTATTTCGCCTTTTTACCGGTCACGGTCGGTTGTCCGTCCTCGCCAAATGTCCTCGCCCACCATGCCAAGGCAGTATCCTTGTGGGGTGGAGGAAGGATATTGAACAGGTTCTTATCCTTGATAAACTCACCATTGGGGAGAACATAATCGCCCTGAATGGTCTCGAATATCCGCAGATCGCCGTCAACAAACATGCGCCGCGTGGTCATCTCCACGTTTCCGAGTTTCTTGTATGATCCTACTTCCTGTGTCTGGCCCTGCATACATCCTCCTAAATAAAGTTAGAGGGGGCCGGCTCGCCCCCTTTGGTCGGTTATGCGCCTATTGCAAAGGCTCTTACCGATCTGTTTCGTAATACCTGACCGTCAGGTATTTCGAGCGGTACAAGACTGTCAATATCCTCCGGGACACCATAAACCCATGTGAGGCCGCAAGAGTTGGTTGCGCTTACACCTGTTCCTGATGTGAATGTTGCGGCTGTGGTTAATTTCTGCTTCGGGTAAAAGTTTGTTGGCTGCCACTGTGTGGTTGATCCTAACGTCATTGTGGTTGGGCCTATAGGCCATGAGCCCACGGTGCTTGCTTTTGTAGGCCCAGGCATCCATCCAGGCGTACCAATGAAAAGAGGCTGCTCGATATTCCCGCCGCCTGATAGGGTATATACCTGGCTTGAAGCTGCATTTACATCTTCCTCGATAAACCGTGAATTCAAGAAACCGGAAGCTGGCTTTTTGAGATAGGTGAATGTGATAGCTGCCGTTGCCGCGTTCCAGTCCTGAGTGGTAAGAATTTTCATCGTTGTAGCTGCCGGGTCGGTGTTCGTCCAATCCAAAGCGTATTCTCCGGCTGCGGCTGTCTCATCCTTTTTAACTGGCGCTGGGGTGCTGATTGTACCGTTAAGGTTTAAACCAACAATGAGGCCACAGAGAAACGGCCCTGCGGTAAGAAAACTCACAATGTCCGGTGTCCCTGCTGTGAAGGTTATTCCGTTGGTTGTGGTTGCCCCTGCGGTCATCGTTTCGGCTTCGACAAGGTTCTGAAACACTTCATCCCATGCCTGAGTGATGTATGAGATCGTCATTGTTGCATAATTATCCGACGCAAGTGTGGTAAGGGTCGCCCTCGTGCCAGGTGTGGCGCTGTGCATATCAACGGCCATCGTGGTAGTAACGGGTGTCATTCCAGCCGGAAGAATAGTCACGGCTACGTTTCCAACTCCCGCATAAAGAGGCCACGCCATCGGCCATCGGGTAGTGCCTACTCCATTAGTCAAGGTAACTACTTCTTCAAAGACTACTGCCGGAGCTCTCCGATACCCTTTGAGCTTGTGGTTGACAGCATCGTACTTCCAGGTAATATTATCTTCATCGGGGCCGGTTATCATCATATCCCCTGAATAATGCCAGCCGAAATTACCGATTGCGGGTAGGGGTATTCCCCCATAGGGGTAGGTCTTTGCGCCATCCCCGAAGGTGAGTAAAACAAAGTCAGAGGTAAGTTTCCCTAATTTATAGGGTCCGCCTCTGGTTAAAGTTATGTCTGTTGCGGCGAGATTTGCCATTTCTTCATCTCCTGTAAAGAGGTTTGCCGGGAGAGGATTCTCACCCCTCCCGGGTTGGTTGTTTTAAACGTCTACGCTGGCCTGAAAATCGCTGTTGTTTGCCTTGCTTTCTTCCCGTGGAACTGCTTCAATCCACGGCTTCCAATAACCGTTGCCGCCGTTATTCGAGAACGCAAACTTTAACTGGTCGCCTGCGTTCAACGAAACGGGGGTTGCAAGCTGGATATAAACGATCTTCCCGGCTGCTGTTCCCGTTGGAATGTGGATTACATCCACGGCTGTGGCATTGGTATCGCTTCCCGTTGTCACCCTTCGCGTCACGGTGCATGTTGCGGCGTCGGTAGACGTTGCAACGGTGATGAGCACGCCCACCGCGTACAGTGTGGCGGGATGGTTAACATCCATGTAAACCGTTTTATTCTTCGCGCTGCCGATTGCGGTTTCCGATCCGATTGCCGGGTCAATGCAGTTAATTACTGATTGGCTTGAATATGGCATGGTTTCACCTCCTATCCTATGAAGAAGTTATATGGCAACCTTTAACCTTGCCGGCTGTCGCTGTTGCGCTCCAAGAAAGACCGGCGCCGAGAACTCCATACCATGCGGCAGCGTGTACCCTGCCGAAGTCCTGTCCCATGTTTACCTGTGCCCTTACTTCCGGTGTTTCCACCTCTGCCATGACACAGAAGTCGTCGCCAAAGATTACCGCTTCGCCCAGGACTGAGCCGGTTCCCTTGTTGTTGGCAAGGTTTGTGGTGTCCTTGACCTCGATGCAGCGTATTGATTCGATCTTTCCCACTTCCGAGTTGTGGAGCACGTCGCCTTCCCTGAGATACTGTTTCCAGGTTTCAAAGGTAGGGTCATTTTTAATACCCCTCAATCCCTTTGTGGAGATGAGGCCGATATAATCGCCGTTCTCGTAGGGCGGAACGATGTAGGTATCAGCAAAAGCATCCCTGATGGCTGCAAGGTGCGCCACGGTGAGATTTGAGGTTGCCGATGTGGAGGCTGTGCCGTCCTCGTCAAATGTGCCTCCGGTCAATGAGGTCGGGATGTACTTCAGATAAACCGTTTTCATTGCAGTAGCATAGAGCCGGTCAAGGCTTTTCCTCATCTGCTCGGTTAAGGCTTTCTGAATCCTGTCCTCGGGGTCAAACTTGCTTAAAAGCTGGCTGATGTGAGTGAACGCCACGCCACGGCCATATTCGTAGACCGTGATGCCGACGCTTGTCTGGGTCATCGTGTCAATGGGGATGCGCTCTGTTTCTGTGAGAGCCGCACTGGTCGGGATGGAAAGAGCGTCAAAACGCATAATGGTGATCGTTTCACCTTTCTTCCGTCCGAACCCTGGCTCTGGCCGTACAAAATCAGCAAAGACGGACTCAACAACCGCTTGCTCTCTCAGCTTTGAACTGATCGTGTGCGATTTATAAGTACCGGTCGCTGTATCGTAATTCCAAGTCCATTCAGGCATGGAAAATACCTCCTATCTCAATTTTCTCCGTTCCTTGACAGCCCGGATTGCGTCACCCATTGTCTGTGTGCCTTCATCCTGGCTTGTTTTGGAAACCAGTTTACCTCCACGCTGCAAGATGTCAAACTTGCTGCGGTTCTTCTGTTCTTCCTGATAACGGGCGGTTTCTTTGCCCCTTATGCCGTCCACGATTGCCTTGCACTGAGCGATTGTCCAGGTAATCTGCTCGTCGAGAGACAGATTCTTGTCTGCCCATGCCGCCTGCGCCCAGAACAACTGCTGAATCCCTGGTATTTTGTCCAGTTCTGCCGCTTCAAGCGCCTTATCTACCGTGGTGTTAATAACTTTCAGGTCGTTCGCGGCTATTTCCTGGCGTTCCCGTTCTTCCTGCGCGGCTATCTTGGCAATATCCGCCTGTCCCTTCATCCATACTTTAGCCAGTTTCATGTTGTAGTCCGGGTCATCCGTCGATAGTTTGTTGGCTGCGTCTATCGTTGCGTTGAGTATCCGGTCCTGCTCAACCTCCCACTTGCCTTTCTGGTTGGGGTCGGCCTTCTTTTCCACTCCATCAATCCGCTTTTGCAGATCTTCGACAACCTTCTTGAGCTTTGATGTTTCAGTGGTCGATTCATGGAGCTTCTTCTCGGCCTCGCGGTATGCTTTCTCCGCTTCCTCGTGGCTCTTGTACTTCAAGGGCTTTTCTGGTGGCTTGTCCTCTTCCTCCACTTCTCCGAATCCTTCAAGCGGGGGCTTTGGCTCGATACCTTCCGGGGGCTTACCATCTGTTTCCTTGGCATCAAGGGAGGTGGTAAGTGTGTCCTTCGTATCTTTTCCGTCACCGTTTAACATTTCAGCCGTTACCGTTGTTGCCATTGTGTCACCTTCCAGCGTGTCCGTGTCGGGGCTGGCCTTTCTTTTATTTCAATCCGCGTGTCCTTGTGGGGGCGGTTGATTGCCTTCATTTCTTCTCTCTCCGTATCATCAACAGCCTTTCTGCTGCTGCATGTCCTATATCAACCTGATAATTCAGGCTGCGTATCATGTTCACCAGCGTTGTCGCCTCTGAGTCGTTTTGTACGAGTATGTTGATCCTCTGGGTGAGCTTGTCCAGGACGAGATTAACAAAATAGCTGCCTTCCTCGCTCGACAACCTCTTTTCCGCCTCCATGCCCTTGTCTATCTGAACCTCAAGAATCTTTTCCTCTCGCTGGCGTTTCTGATTGATGTCAAAGGTCTTTGGCTGTCCGGTTAAGATGTCAGTCTGCATACTTCTTCCCCTTCTTCTTCGGCAATCCCTTCTCCGGTGTGCTGGCGAAGTCTGATAACTGCTTGCCTGTCATATCCAAAACACCTTTGTTCTTCTTGCTTATCTTCTCGGGTGCGTATTTGGCCATACTCATTAAACGTCTCTGAACCTTGCTTTTCGCTGGCATTACATACCTCCCTGCGGTAACTGCTTCTGCCCTGGTATCTGCACGACGTTGTTGGCCGCTTCCTGCGCCATCATTGCCTCTGCCTCCATCTGGGAGACAACCTGTTCAATCTGGTCTGCTTCTTCCGGGGTCACTATAAACTTGGGATCGTAAAAACCTAAAACGGTGTTTGACTCCTTCAGAAGTTCATACGGTTTGAAATACTTACCGAATAACTGGCTTTCCGCCTTCTGCATCATAAATTGCAGGCGTGGTATGAGGTCACTGTTTTTTATCTGCGCCGTTACACCACTTACTTTGATGTCACAGTTTGACTCCAACATCTCCATGCGTTCCTCCGGTCCCATTTGCGCAAACGCGGCAAACGCCGGGTTGTTCGGAAACACCCTCGATATTGGCGGGTAGCTGTATTCGCTCCAATTCGGTATGATGGTTTCAAGAACTGCCTTGATAACGTGAATAGCTGCTTCCTCTATATCCTCGCCTATGCTGTCGAAGATACCCATGGACTGTTCTGTCTTGATCTCAACCTCGCCCTTCGTTATGTTACTTCGATGTCCGGGAAGTCCTGCAACAAACTGGTTGATGAATGAGCCGTTTTCCCGTTTGCTGTCGTAGTATTGGAGGATTGCAAGCACCTCGTCCGTGTTCCTGCCCTGAACGTAGGCATCACGAATAATCTCTCCGGTCAATGGTGCATTTTCAGCCCTGAATATCGGTTTTCCAGGTTCAATAATTACGTCGGTTGGGTCTTCCATGAGAAAACGGTTGATCTCCCGTATCCGGTTGACGCGCCAGTTAAGATCATCAATGTGTAGGCTCATGAGATTGCATGACATGAGCCACAGAAACAGGCTTGACTCAACTAATCCGTGGCCTTCGAAAGCAAACATATCTGGCATGGGGGAAAACGATACACCTGGCCAGCGTAGCGTAGGATACGGCGAAGGTTCCGGGTTGAGAATAAGCACATCACCGGCAACCATGAAACGTGCGTTGGGTAGTAGCATATTGCCCTGCTTGTCAAGTACCACGCCCCACTGTTCGATAACCTTCACGGACTGTCGGTAGGTATTCCGTTGATGGTACTGCCCTTTCCGTCTTGCCCTCTTTTCCTGGCTCTCTCCTGCAGGCCATTGGTTCTCTGAGGCTGTCACATCTTCAAGCCTGACATAGCGCCCATTCTCTCCCAATGCCTTTACTCTCCACAAGTCCAGCCATTCCGTGTGAATCCAATAGTTTCCACTCCACGGATCGCGGGGGCTTGCATCAGGATCGCGGTGTATCTGCCAGGGAGGTACAAGGTCGAAGGTCAATCCAACTCCATCTTCCCAACGAGGGATGATCTCATGAGATTGCCCGATAGCGAAGCCTAACTCGCAAGCATCACTAAACTTGGTCCCGAATTTCCCGTGTTGCTGGTTGAGCCAAAAGGTTAAGAGCTCTCGGTTGAATTGTGCGGTTATTGCGTCATCATCGCCCTGGGGGTCTACGTTGAACCAATCGGGCTGACGAAATGCCTTCCTGACAATAGCGGTAGCCTGCTTGACAACGGCCATCATGTCACCTGTTATGACTTTGGCCTGCCAATCCTGCTTATTGCTGTAATCTATCTTGGCCCGGTATGCCTTGTAGCACTCATCCCAGAGATAGCGTATGTCATGGGTGGCCTTCTCACTCTCTTTTATGCATTCGTGGCAATATTCCACATACATATCGGGGTTTTCATCCCCATACGCCGTAGCCGCTTCTTTGCGTTCCTCAAGTTCCTTCGGGTCGGTGATTAACTCAGGGTCTTGCTGTTTACGCCTTGCCATTTATCCCGCTCCAATTTATGCGATCGTAATTCCTGCGATATAATTCCGTGTTCCCAAGGTGCCCCTTGCACTCAGCACACTTACAAACTCCGTTGTGTGGTGTCTGGTTGTGATTGCCTTCGAAGGTCGAGCCACAACCACAGCAAGCCCAGCGCTCCTGGTCCTTGCGCCGTTCCTTGCCTCTGAACACCTGTATCCATTTACTCATCGGATAACACCTCGTAATTTGGGGTTGTAAGCGTATGAAGCCCCTAACCTTGGCACTGGCTTCGTAATACTGCTCGCTCTGCCTCGATAACCTACAGCAAAAGTTCTGAAAGCATCTGATGCATGGCTCGCCCAATCGTGCTTCGGACGTGGCGCCAGTACCTTCTTTTCCTCGTCATATTCAGCTTTGTAACTTTCGAGGGCCGATATACCAGGTTGACACTTAACTTCATCAAAATAACATTGCCCTAAAATATTCCTTACGGCTGGAATATGTACCTGAATAATCAAATCAATATTTTTGGCTCGCTCTACAACTATAATTGGCTTAATACCTAAATTCTGTGCCACTTCACGCCTGCTCTTTGCTATCACTCCATTTGACATTTCCCGCCCTTCTGCGTCATGTGGCATGTAGTGATTGCCATACACATAGGGTTTCTCTTTCAATACCTTGGCATAATGCTCAAGGCCGTAACCAGTTGACTCGTAATAATCTATGAAGTGATATTCCTTGCCGATGTGTTGCATGAACCAGATCGTCATGGAATCATCAACACCCAAATCCCAAAACGTATCTACTTCCTGTCCGGTCTGATGTGGTACGCTGCAAATCCTCTTATCCTTATGGGCTTGTGCCATTTGCTTGGCATAATAGGAGCCATAAACAGCGCCCTCAAACGAACACTCATACTCCTGCAAATACAGCATTTCTCCCATTTCCGGGCCAAACATCCTGATATATTCCTGTCTTATGCCCTCAATCTGCACTGCATTAAATACGGGGGTGTCATGTGCGGTAAGCAGTTGTCCAAACCATCCCGGCGTAACTCTCGCATAATCATAGGTTGTTTTACCATGATTGTTTCCCCTGGAAG